CCAAGATCGAAAAGCTACGTGAAGAGTTTCAGATGGCGTTAAGATCCGGATCAAAAGAGGTAGATTTTAAAACAAAAAGGTTAAATTTATGGGTTGATGCGGCTGTAACATGGATTCCTTCGGAAACATGGAAGCGAATGGGAAAACCTAACTGGATGCCTCCGAAAAAAGCTGTTTGTTACGGAGGTCTCGATCTGGCATCAACAAGTGATATTTGCTCTTTTTCTTTGTATTTTCCGGAATACAAATTCATGACAACAACGCATTATGTGCCAGAGGAAGCTGCAAAAAATGCTGCAAGGTCAGGTATTGATTATATGGACTGGGTTCGAGATGGGCACTTGGCGTTAACTCCGGGCAAGACAACGAATTACGGCTATATCAAAAATGATATCATTGAATCGGCAAGCATGTGGGATTTGAAATTCTGTGGATATGACAGATGGAACTCATCTGACCTGGTTCAAAGTCTGGATGATACTCTTGGTGTAGTTTACGTCCCTGGTAGAAATGGAGGCAATTATTCTTACGAAAATGTTATGCAGAAATTTGGGCAGGGCTTTTCTTCCATGAGTACACCGACAAAGGAATTTGAAAAACTTTGCATTGACGAGGTGTTGGTACATGATAATAATCCTGTTACGGCGTGGATGCTTGGGAATGTTGCTATTTCAATGAGTCCGTCCGGAGATATTAAGCCAGATAAGGCTGCAAGTAAAGATAAAATTGATGGAGTCGCATCGATGGTAATGGCTACTGGCCAGTATCTGGCATGGCATAATATATTAACCGCAAATCAAGGAGTAGCAGTATGGTAGATATTTCAATAAACCAATTAGAATTAACCAGATCAGCATATCTGACTATCGCAGATCAGTTCATCAAAAATGGGATGGGGCTTTATGAGGCCTACGAAGCTGTTGAAAAAGTAACCCAAAAAAAGGGGTTAAGTTCCAGATATTCAAGCTTTGATTCTTTCAAGAATGCTCGTCAAAGAGAAATTACAAAACAGCTTAGAAATAGTGTGCATTGCTAACTCTTTTGATCAGGGTTATTTCTGAATTTCGTAAAATTTAATTCGTTTTGGCAAATTGGTTCGCAAATCTATTTAGCTCTGTTAGTTCAGAGGAGAGGTCGGGGTATACTGGAATGTCGGTAGATCCTTATGCTCCCCTGTATGAACAATTAGGACTGGAAGGTATTTCGGTAAATGTGAATGCCAGAGCAGCAATGGGTATATCTACCTTTTTTGGTTGTGTAAGGCTCATTTCAAACTTGACAGCAACAACGCCTTTCGCAGTTTATAAACGATTGAGTGCAGGCGGAGCGGAAAGAGATACAGGTCACCCATTGGATTATTTGCTCACTATTCGGACAAATGATCAAATGGCCCCCATTATTGCCATGCGAACAATGGTTTTGAATTGCATTGTTCATGGTTTTAGTGTAGCACGTATAGACAAGAACGGTAGGAATCAACCAATATCTATTTTTCCATTTGCTTCTCAAAATGTCGGAATACTTGAAGACCCTATATCAGGTAGAGTTTTCTTTCAGGTTGTTGAAAATGGAGATCTTAAATACTATGCTGAGGATGAAGTAATTTACCTTAAAGATTTAAGCTTTAATGGGATCAAAGGAGGCTCGGTCATACGTTGGCAGGATGCAACAATAAAACTAGACCTTTTAACGGGCGGATTTGTTCAAAAATACTACGAGAAAGGGACTTTTATAGGAGGTTTTTTAGAGACTCCGATACCTTCAAATGACTCAGAATCGGCCAGAATTACCAAGGAAAGAGTAGTTGAATCCCTTGAAGGTGGTAAAAATGGGGGTTTTGGATTTGCTGTGTTAGGTCCTGGCATTAAATGGCATCCTGTATCAAGAACTCCTGTCGAATCTGAATTGGTTAAGATATTCGACAAGTCAGACAGGGATATCGCTAAAATATTTGGTGTGCCTCTTTCACTGATTGGAGATACAGAAAAAACGACAAGCTGGGGCACAGGAGTTGAACAAATGTTTATCGGCTTAACCAGGTCCGTAATTATACCGATTGCTACTCAAATTGAGCAGGAAGTCAATTACAAGTGTTTCCGGAAAGACGAGTTGAAGGCTGGATATTACACCAAATTCAACTTTAAAGCACTATTGAGAGGTGATTCTGCTGCCTACGGTGAGTTTGTCGCAAGGATGATTCAAATCGGGGTTTATTCTCCGGACGAAGTAAGGGCGCTCGATGAAATGAGTCCGATACCTGGCGGATGGGGTGCTAAACATTACATGCAGGGAGCTATGGTCCCTATGGAAAAACTAGGGGAAGACAGAACAAATAAAATTACTGATAATGGTACAGGAAAGACGGTATCTGCCGCAGATAGCAGCGGAAGTTCGGGCGGTGACTGATAGCGAGGGTATTGACCATATTTATGGGAAAGGAATCGTCTTTAATCAATGGTCCAGAAAACTAGGATGGTTCAAAGAAAGAATCGACCCTTCCGCTCTTGCTTATGCGAATATGGAAGAGATGAAGTCTTTCTTCAATCATGATCCTAATTATACATTAGCCAGTTTACGAAATAAAACGGTTTCCATCTCAATATCGGAATCTTCATGTGATTACGACATTATCGCACCAGATGGACCGATGATTAAAGAGCTGGTTCTTGCACCAATTATACGCGGTGATGTTACAGGTAGTTCATTCATGTTTGATATTGCCGAGGATGGGGATGAATGGGAGCTTGGTCCGGATGGAATTTACTTGCGAACCGTATTTAAAATTGAAACAGTTTACGAGCAAGGTCCGGTCTCAATGCCTGCATATCTTCAAACTTCAACAAGCTTGGTGAGCAGATCAATGGATGAGGTAATCGCAATGACCAGAAAAGTAGAATTGCAATCAAAAAGACAAAGAGCACAACTAGAAGTTTTGATGCTCCAATTATAAAAAATCTTCATCAACAAATAATTATTAAATAATGGGAAAGCTGAAAGACTTGCGCGACGAACGCGCGGTGAAATTTGAAGAAATGCAAACTGCGTCGAAAGTCGGTGAGGCTGAAAAGCGCGATTTAACTGATCCGGAATTCGAAGCAGTAAAAACGCTAAAACAAGAGGTTCTTGATTTAGATAAACGAATTGCTCGTCAGGAAGAATTGGAAAATCTCCCTCTTGAACGTGCCGCAGCTGCCGGTAAAGTTGCAGGAGCTCCTGCTGACAAAGGAACCTACTCGGAAGGAGACAAGAAAGATCTTCGTGGTTTCAATTTGATGCGTGCCATTCAGATGAAGGCTCAGAAACAAACCATCGATGGTATCGAAGGAGAAGTTCTTGAACTTGGTGAGGCCAATGCTCGTATGAATGCCATTGAACCATCAGAAGAAGCTTTTTATGTACCTGCTGAATTCATGCAGCGCCGGGGGCAATCTGTAACGCTTCAAACAACAAACGTTGGTGATCAGGGTGGCGTTTTAGTGCCAACTGACATCATGCCACTTCTTGATACGCTATGGTCCCAAACCTGGCTTAAAGAAGCTGGTGCTCGATTCTTGACTGGATTGACTGGCAACCCTCGTTTTCCAGTTCAAACGACAAAGCCTACGGTCTCCGAATTGACTGAAATTCAGGAAATGGGATACACTGAAATTTTATTCAGTGATTTCGGTATGACTCCAAAACGTCGCGGTGTAACAATCCCGATTTCAAAGCAATCAATCTTGCAGGCATCGGTTGATATTCAGGCACTGGTAATTGAAAACATTTCAATGGCCCTTGCTCAGTATATGAACGTTGAGGCTGTTGGTATTTTGCTTGGTGCAATCACTTCCGCAAATGGAAACTTGCTTGCACTTGGAACAAACGGAGGTGTACCTACCTATAATAACCTGGTAGATTTGGAAGCCTTGGTTGATAGCAAAGATGCGCTTCGATATTCTCCAAAGTATTTGACGAATTCGAAAATGAAAGCTGTTCTTAAAAAGACACAAGTTTTCACTGGAACAAATGGCGAGCCAGTTTGGGGTAAAGGAAACATCTTGAACGATTATCCAACAATCGTATCAAACCTTGTTCCTTCAACTCTGACAAAAGGAACTGCAACTGCTATTGCATCGGCAATCATTTTTGGAAACTTCTCAGATCTGTATGTAGGTCTTTGGGGTGGCGTAGAGTTCATTGTGGATCCATTCTCTGCTAAGAAAAAAGCACAGACTGAAATCACAGCAAACACTTTCTACGACATCAAAGTTGCTCGTAATGAATCATTCGCTGGTATCAAAGATGCCTTAACTGCATAATCAAATGAAAGTTATAATCACAAAATTCCATCCAATGGTTTCTCATGAAGTCGGCGAGGTTGTAGAACTCGAAGACTCATTTGCAGAAAAACACATTGAGGCGGGATTCGCGGAAGCTGCCAAGGGCGGAAAGTCTGCAAAGGTAAAATCGTTAGATGGTATCGGTGGTCAAAACGATATCAACGAAATCAATGAAAGCGAGGATCATCTTTCCAACGAAAATCACGGTGAATTGAAAGGTGCAGAATCGCAGGACGCTGATGGTAATGTCATCGAGACTAAGCTTATTGATGGAAAGCATGTTGAAGTGGAATCCACGTCATCAGTTCCATCTGTTGGTGTAGTTGCCGAAACAAAACCTGCTGATTTAAAAACGACAGCCTCAAAAACTACAAAATAAAGTGAATAACAGTCTTCCCTTCATAACCGAAAAGTACACACATGACATTGTCACGCTCGAACAGGCAAGGCAATGGTTACGTATGGATATTCCCGGTTATGAAGAGGAGGATTCTGTTATTGAAATGGCTGTCGAATCGGCAATTAGCCGCGTTGAGGAAGAATGCAATCTATCATTAGGTATTTCAGAGTATACCTGGAACACCCAATATTTGCCATGTGAAATCAAAGACACTTTTTATGTAAAAAGTATTACTTCAATTGAATATAAATCCGGATCGGCTTATTTGACTGCTTCGGAAAATGATTACGAATTAATTCAAATCAGCAAGAGAAGATCTTCCATTCTTTGGGGGAGCGGTATTACTTACAGCTCTGACAGAATGCGCTTGAAGTTCAGAGCTGGATTTGAAGAAGGCGAAACGCCTGCCATTTTCCTTCAAATTATTCGTGCAATGGTTGCCGAGCAATTTGATAACCGTGGAGATGGAGTTTCTGAAAAAAAGACGCTATCTGATAAGTTAATGGATAAAGTAAAAATTGGATATGCAGGATAATAGAATACAATCAAGCAAACTGGATATAAAACCATGAAAGCAAAAGTTTTAAAGCCAATACCAGGTGCGTCATATTTGGTTGGTGATGAGGATAGTTTTGATGATCTGGCCAGTCAATGGTTAATTCCGG